AATATATTTTCATTCAGATCACAATATCTCATAAATTTTCTTTCCCATAAAGAACGATAGATGATATTGGTATAATCTCCCTTATATTTTTTAGGATAAGAAGGTTGATATTTTCCTTTATATGACATCTAAATAATTAATAACAAAGTCTATACACTATTTAGAGTGCCAATACAAAAATTTAGTAGAAATAATAAAGGTGGTGAAGATAATGTTGTAGATCCTCAACTTTTGTTTGGGAATTTATCACAAACAAATTATTATCAATTAGATTTTTCTTCTCTTGGAACTTTTTCTCCAAATAAAAAACTTATAAAACATTTGAAAGATAATTTTAATGTTAACTTAGATTTTATTTCTAGAAGTTCTGGTCTTTTGTGCTCAGAAGCATCTTTACCCGGATCAACTTTAGCAACTTCTGAAGTAAAAGGTAATTTTATGGGCATATCTGAGGAATTTGCTCATAGTAGAGTCTATGCACCATTTGATTGTACATTTTACGTTGATAATAATTATAACAATTTGAGGTTTTTTGAGGGGTGGATTGATTATATTTCTAGTGGAAATTCGCAAAATATTATGGATGCAAATTACTATCGTAGAATGAGATATCCAGATACTTATAAGTGTCAGTCTTTATCTATTATAAAATTTGAAAGAAACACAGATACAAAAACGATTAAATATTCATTCCTCAATGCATTTCCAAAGCTATTAAACGCAGTTCCTGTTTCTTATGGTGGTGCTGATATTTTAAAAGTTGGTGTATCTTTTGTTTATGATAGATATGTTGTAGATAGAACTGAAACTTTTTCCTCAGGTGAGCAAAAAAATTCACAACTTCGTCAAGGTGAAGGTACTAAACAGGAACCACTTCCTTTTATATATGAACAAGGTCGTATTATCTGATATAAATATCAATAATTAATATTATTGCAAATTATTATGCCATTACCTAAGATTAATACCCCAACCTATGAGTTGACAGTGCCTTCAACGGGAAAAAAAATCAAATACAGACCTTTTCTTGTAAGAGAAGAAAAGATTTTAATTATGGCAATGGAAACTGAAAATATGAAGGATATTACAAATTCTATCGTTCAAATTCTTTCAGATTGTATTCTTACTGAGAATGTCAAGGTAGAATCTCTTGCAACTTTTGATATTGAATATTTGTTCCTAAATGTCAGAGCAAGGTCTGTTGGAGAAACTGTTGATGTAAATGTTACCTGCCCTGATGATAATGAAACACAGGTTGAAATGACGATTGATATTGATTCAATCAAAATTCAAAAAACTAGAGGACATAAGAATATTATCAAACTGGATGATAATCTTTCTATGAAACTTCGTTATCCTTCAATAGATCAGTTTGTTGAGAGCAATTTTGAAACTGCGGAGGTTCTAAGTAATGTTGGACAATCACTCTCAATGATTACATCGTGTATTGATATGATCTATAATGAGGAAGAAACTTGGGAAGCAGCAGATTTTTCTAAGAAAGAACTTGATGAATTTATTGAGCAAATGAACACAAAACAGTTCAAACAAATTGAGAAGTTCTTCACCACAATGCCAAAACTCTCTCATACGATTGCAGTAAAGAATCCAAATACTGGCGTTGAATCTGAAGTTGTTCTTGAGGGATTAGCAGCTTTTTTCAGTTGAGTATGGCTCACACAACTCTTGAGTCATACTATAAAATTAATTTTGCATTACTACAGCATCATAAATATTCATTGACGGAGTTAGAAAATATGATTCCATGGGAAAGAGAAATATATATTTCATTACTTCAACAATATATTGAAGAAGAAAATCTAAAAGCGCAGCAACAAAGTGGAATCTAATTTAAATTTACCATCTAGTAATAGATTAAAATTAAATAACACTAAAATAAAATCTACATCTTTTATTAAAAAAGGTGATCTTAGTATTAAATCTCCATTAAAAGATATCCATAAAACCATGGGCAAAATTTTTGCTCATATTAGAAAATTATTTACTCGAATTGGTTTTATAGAAAAAAAACTTTTTGATATAGAAAAAAGTTTAGTATTTCAATCTAAAGTAAATGGAAAAATAAATGAAAGATTTATAAAAACGGAAAAAGTAAATGGAAAAATAAATGAAAGACTTATAAAAACGGAAAAAGTAATTGAGAAAATTGAAAAAACTTTAATTGGAAAAATAAATGAAAGACTTATAAAAACGGAAAAAGTAAATGAAAAAATAAATGAAAGACTTATAAAAACGGAAAAAGTAAATGAAAAAATAAATGAAAGATTTATAAAAACGGAAAAAGTAATTAAGAAAATTCAAAAAACTTTAATTGGAAAAATAAATGAAAGATTTATAAAAACGGAAAAAGTAATTAAGAAAATTGAAAAAACTTTAATTGGAAAAATAAATGAAAGACTTATAAAAACGGAAAAAGTAATTGAGAAAATTGAAAAAACTTTAATTGGAAAAATAAATGAAAGACTTACAAAAACGGAAAAAGTAAATGAGAAAATTGAAAAAACTTTAATTGGAAAAATAAATGAAAGACTTATAAAAACGGAAAAAGTAATTGAGAAAATTGAAAAAAAGAACGAGAAAAATAAATCTTTTGGTCAAGGTGAAGGTAAAAGTGATATAGAAAAATCTTTAAAAGAAACTAATCAAATTCTTGTTCTAATTCAGAAAGAACTGATGAGATCTTCTGCACTTAGATCAAGAGAAGAAAAGGCAAAATCTGATAGAGCAAAGAGAAGTTCTTCTAGAGCAAAACTTGGCATAGAAGAAAGTCAGTTAGAAAAATCTTCCAAAAACATAAAAAGTTCTGTAGGTGAAAAAGCAGAGGAAACTGTGGCACCTGTAAAAGGTATGTTTGGTCGTATTATGGATTTTGTGGGAACTCTTGCTTTGGGTATTGCAGGTAATGCCATATTTGGATGGTTGAAGAATCCAGAAAATATGGAAAAAGTGAAGGGATGGTTTAGTTGGATTAAAGAAAATTGGGGATGGGCAGTTGCTGCAATTGGTGCTATTGCACTGGCGCCTTTAGTTGGAGTCATTACTACAATAATCGGCACATTATCATTGCTAGCACCAGTTCTTATTCCAATTGCTCCACTATTATTAAAAGCATTGGCTATTGTTGGTGGTATAGTTCTTGCATATAAAGGATTAGAAGCAGGATTTAATGCTGTAAGAAATGCTACCACAGGTGGATCCGAATATAGTGAAGCACATGATGTGCTTGATCAAAAATTAAGAGATGCCGGACTTGATCTAGACGGCAAAAAGAGAGAGGGTGGATTCCTTGGAATAGGAAGAAAAGAAGTTGAAATGACTGATGCTGAGAAAAAACTTGCATCAGATGTTTTGGCAAAGAGAGAACAACTTAATAGTATGAGAGATGATATGAGGAGCGAGATTAGAAAAAAGCACTCAGACATGGATAAAAATTCCGGGTTGAGTGGATTTTCTTCTCAAGATGAGGTTAATAAGTTTAATGAAAATAAGTCTGCAGCAGAAAAAGAAATTAGAGCAAAATATGCAGAAAAAATAACTCAGATTGTTCCATTAAATATTGAAGCAAGAGAAAAGGGTGGTCCTGTTGCCGCAGGAAAACCATATCTTGTGGGTGAAGGGGGACCAGAACTGTTCTCTCCAAATATTAATGGATCTATCGTTAATAATATGAGGACGGAAAAAATATATCAAATGATTTCTTCTGGTAGAAGAGGTCGTGGTGGTATTAATATGATTAATTTTCCTCCAATTACAAATCAGTTACCACCACCACCATTACCAAACATGAGTGGTGGTGGAGAAGAAACTGAAGTTCCTGATATTTCCAGTACAAATATGGCAGATCCATATCGTCAATTGAGCCCAATGTTATATGGAATAACGGTGTAATATTATGGCAGTACAGATATTAGCAGGATTAGCAAGAGTAGGAGCAACTGTAGGTAGGTCTGCGGCAACTGGAGCAAGAGCAGCTGCTAGAGCATCTGCCAGAAGTGCAAAAAAACTTGCTGTAAGAAAGGCAAAATCTGCCACAAAGAATAAGATTAAAAAAAAGGTAAAGGAAAAGGTAAAGGGTAAATTGTCTAAGGAATCTGGACTGATTTCTTCAGAAGGTAATCAGCAAGAGAAAAAATTAGAATATAGTTCGATGAGTGGAGGGGGATTAGGATTAACTCCAACTCTCACAGGAACTACAAATAAAATAAAAATTAAATCTGCACCAAATTCAAAATCTGAGGTTGAAAAACTAAAGATAAACGTAACTAATATTCATAGGTTTTTGGTTAAATCAAATAAACAATATGATAAGCAACAAAAAAATACAAGAAGAAATGAAAGGTCTCAACAAAGTAAAGCAAATTTACAAAGAGCAGAAAAAAGATTAGGAACAAAATCTCCAGAAGATTCTAAACCCAATTTTAAAAATATAAAAAATCCTTTTGCTGGTAGTGTATTTGATAGGATAATAAAATTTGCTCAAACGATATTACTTGGAATTGCTGTTAATGCATTACCAAAAATCATAGAAAAAGTTAAGGAAGTAATTGATAGCATTGTTAATTTTCTTACACCAATTCAAAGTGGATTTAATGTTATTATGTCTTTCTTTAGTGATGACATAAATCAAGGTCAACTTGATGTTGACAAGAAAAGATTTGATGATGGTATCCAGAATATCCAAGGAAAAGGTGGTCTACTTGATAAGATAAAAGAAAAATTAGGTCCATTTGGTGGAGCAATCGATTTACTCAAAGGTGCTATCGATAAATTTAGAGATATTCTAGGACTTAAAAAAGCATCAACAAAAATGAAACTTGAGAAAAGAGATGGTAAAGAAGGATTTGTAAATACAGAAACTGGAAAATTTACTCAAAGGCAGTGGACTTCTGCGGAGAGAGAAAAATTTGAAAGTGAGGAAATCTCCTCAACTTCAGGGACTGATTATCCAGATGGATCTGTTTCCTCTGCAGGGGAAACTACTGGAAATAAAATTTCTGGTTATCCCATAACAAGTGACTATGGGTATAGAACACATCCAGTTACGGGACAAGCAGGAAAACTTCATGGTGGTATTGATATTGGAACATCGCAAGGAACACCAGTTTCTCTTACTGAGGACGGTGAAATTGTTGCTGCTGGTGAGTATGGTGGATATGGTTATATGATTGATGCGTGGTTGCCAAATTCTGGAGTTCAAATTCGTTTGGCACACTTATCAGAAATTATAAAGAATAGTGGAACTTTTAAAGCAAATGAAATGCTAGGAAAAACTGGTGGAGCGGCAGGATCTAGAGGTGCAGGAACATCAACAGGTCCACACCTCCATTTTGAGGCAGATACTCGGAAAGGATCGGGTGAATATGGTGGATCTGGTAATCCAAAGAACTACTCAAAATTATTAAGACTTGGTTCTTTTCAACCAAATAAAACTTCTGATGGTCAAGGTGGAGTTATTTCTCCTATAGCATCTACTCCTAAGGAAAAAATTGCTACTATAAACCAACCGATGGACGATGAAGCAACAACAACTATTGCCTTTCAGAGAGTAAATACTATACAATATGTTCCATATATGATGCCAATACCAGTTTCAAACAATCAAAGATCTTTTTCGTCAACACAACCACAACTTCCTGAAATATGGAGGACTTAATAAATGGCAAATACATCTGCATCATTACCTTCAATTTATGAGTTAATTGAGATTATAAAGGATGAAAAAGTTATTAGATTAGATGGAAAGACGACTACTTTTGATTATTATGAGAGTTTATTGTCTCCAAACATTACTGCTACCATGTCATTTGTTGATACAGGATCTTCTTTGAAATATAGTAGTGAATATGATTCTCAAGAAAGGATTGGTGGTGTTTATAATGCTCTTCCTCTTATGGGAGATGGTACAGAAAAGGTTAGGTTTAAAATTTCAAATTCTCTCGGAACATTAGATTTTTCTAATACTCCATTGTATGTTAATGGTGCTGTGAATCCAAATCAAGAGTCTCAAAGAGAATCTATTATATTGAGTTTAATATCAAAAACGGCAATAACAAATCAAGAAACTCATGTAAAGAAAAATTATTCTAAATTCGCGAAAATTTCACAATCGGTTAAGTCAATAACCAAAGACATATTAAAAATACCAGATAATAGAATTGATATTGAAGAGACTTCTAATAAGTATCCATTTATTGGAAATATGAAATCTCCTTTTGATATTATTATGATACTCGCTTCAAAATCAGTTCCACTAATTGGGAATCCAGGATTTTTCTTTTATGAAACTAAGGAAAAATACTATTTTAAATCAATTGATGAACTTATATCCAAAGAACCGATAAACAAAGATTTTCCATATTTTTATTCTGGTGCAAATATATCGAGTATTAATGCACCTACAAATTACAAAATACTGAGCTTTAGAGTTGATAAAAATCAGAATCTCATTAATGCTTTAAAATCGGGAGTATATTCAAGTCGTCATGTAATTTTTAATCCCAGAACATTTAAAGAAGAAGAATATACACTCACTATTGATATGAAAAAAACTTTGGGTAAAAAAAATATTTCAAAACTAGAAAATACACAATATAGCAGAATTCTTTATAGTATTAAAGATGTTGGGGCATTATCTCCAGAAGTTTCGGAAAAAAATACATCGGGAGAACCAAAAGATTGGCAAGGTCTTTCTCAGATGAGATATAATTTTTTATTTACACAAGTCGTTAAAATTCAAGTTCCTTGTAATCCAGGACTTAATGCTGGTGATGTTATACTTTGCAATTTTGAGACAATTACAATTGGTGATAAAGCACAAGGTTCCGATCCAGTTCAGAGTGGTAAATATTTAATATTAGATTTGTGTCACCACTATGATACTAAAAGATCTTTTACATCAATGACACTTGTCCGCGACACTTACGGACTATATACTAATAAAAACTAAAATGGCGCTAGGATACGCAATTGGTAATAATAAATGGTTTTTAGGTCAAGTTCCTCCTAATCAAAATCAACAAATAAAAAAAGCTTCTTGGTCTGATAGTCATGGTGATAGAGTTAAAGTTAGGATACCAGGAATGCATCCAATGTCTGGTAATGAAGATTCAACAGAAGTTGAAGATTCACTTTTACCATGGGCAATTGTAGCAAAACCAACTACTGCCGGAAATCGTAACTTTCAATCCTCTGGTATATGGGGTGGAGAATGGGTAATTGGATTTTTTCTTGATGAGGAGTGTCAAATACCAGTTATTACACAAATTTTGGGAAATAATGATAGTGAGTATGAACTTATAGATTCTATAAATGGAACGACTCTTGGAAAAAGAGTTTCTTCTTATACTGGGGGAATCGTATCTGGTCCACATCGTCTCATAGGGGCAAAGTCTCCTAAAGGTTTATTAGAAATTTCTAATAAAGAATTTAAAGATTCAAAATTTACTATTTAACAATAAATATTAAGTTAGGGATAAGGTAAAAATATAAATGTCTATTTCTTCTCAAGATAAAGAACTTTTAAAAAGATTGGCACTAGCAGAGGCAAGGGGAGAAGGTGTTGTTGGACAAGCACTTGTAATTAGATCCGTTTTAAATCGAAGAGAAGCGATAAGAAATGGTGCTAATTTTAATACTACAAGTACTGACATTTATGATATTGTTTATGCTAAAAATCAATATCAACCAACGAGAGATAGTAGAAATTCTATTGATCAACCATTCAGCAATCAGCAATTATTAATAGCAGAAGAAGCATATAGATTAGCACTTAACCCTTCAGAACTTCAATCTAAAATACAAGATGATGGATATGGTTCAATCATAGCAAGAAATTTAGTATTATCTACTGGTTTTGATTCTCTTGGTGGGCAGGGTAGACCTGACGCGATAACATATAAAAATCATGTTTTTGTAGAAAATATCAATAATTTTGGTGTTACTGGAGATTCTATATACAAATCTTCAATTGATGTGTCAACTATAAAAACATCCGAAGTAAAAGACCCCGTAACTGAAATAACAACAAATGAAGAAGAACCTATTGTTGTTCCTGACGAACCCATCTTTATTGAAAATATATATTCTAGTTTAAGAGAAGATGTAATTCTTGATAGAATTAATGAATTAAATATAGAAATAGAAGAATTAAATAAAAAAAGTTCTGATTTATGGGATGATGAAGAAAGAAAAAGATATATACAGATTAAAAGTGAATTGGATAGACTTTATGAAGCAAAATTAATAAAAGAAAATACAGAATGTAATTCTCGTCAAACTGCAAAGGGGTTTAATTTAGATAATACCCCCGATTGTGAAAAATTTGCTAAATCTGTTGCTCTTGGTGAAGCAGTACAAACTTATAATAAAGAAAGGACATTACCGAATCCGTGTGGAACATCTGAAATATCGAAAATTAATACAGCACTTAAAAAATTTTTTACAATTATAAAAGGAATTAAAAAATATACTGATTTATATGTAAATGGTTCTATTAATAAATTGCAAAATATTGTTAGTTTAATAAGACAAACATCTAAAATAATTGGTGCAGTATTAAAAACTTTAGTAACTAGATTGCGAGATTTTTTAATTGATAAGATTAGAACTGGAATTCAAGACCTTCTCGATAAGATTCTCCCCACAATCACAAAATCTATTAAAAATTCCATCATTCAGATTATAGTTGATAATTTATTTTGTAGTCTTAAAAATATTGTAAAATCTATCCCTAATTTAATTACAGACTTTCTTTTTGAGTTGGTTGGAAAAGTCATCAATGTTCCGTTTTGTGTTGCTGAACAGTTTACAAATGCGTTAATCAATAATTTAGCAGCAACAATAGATAAGACTATCGGTCCTATTTTAAATAATATAAATGATTTATTAAAAGGATTTTCTGGAATTGTTGGAAGTGTATTTGAGGCACTTGATTTTATACTTGGATTTGAGTCATTTTTATGTGCAAAACCAAACTGCCCAGAAATTAAAGCGTTTAAGGCAAGTCCTTGGGCAGGACCATCTCAAGCACAAATTGATGCGTTTAATAAGTTCTTACCTGCACCAAAATCTGATCAAGTGGTTGAGGGTGCTGTTGGGTGGATTGATGGTTTTGAGATTTTTGGTGAAAAGTTGGGAGATTCCCCATCAAGCACATTGAAATGTGATTCAAATTTATTTGAATGTGGACCACCAAGAGTTGAAATTTTTGGTGGAGGTGGTATTGGTGCAACTGGAGAAGTTGTTGTAGATAATATTGGTAGAGTAATTGGTGTTAGTTTATCTAATGGTGGAAATAATTATAGTAGACCTCCGTTTGTATCTTTTATTGACAGTTGTGAAGATACTTTTACTAGTGGATATTGTGAAATAGATGATGATGGGCACGTAATAAATATTGTGATGACATCCACTCCAGTAGTTCCATCTAGAGATGGTAGAACTGAATTTGAACTTTTATCAAATATCCCTCAGAATTCTCTTCCTGCTGAAAAAGACTATGTTGTTTGTTTAAAGGGGTTCAGAATTAAAAGTACAGGAATTGGATATACTATAAATGATAATATTAAAATTTCTCCTGATATTCCCAATCTTGAGGCAAGTGTAAAAATGACAGAATATGGGCAAATTATAGGTATTGATGTTTTAACTAATGTTTGTGGCATTCAAGAGTATCCTGAAATTTCCGTGGAAAGTTTAACAGGTAATGGTGCAATAATAGAACCGGAATTGGAATTTTTACCAATTCAAGATTTTGATCCAACTCAACCAGATGAATTAACTGAAACTCCTACAACTGCTGGAGGAACTCCTGTAATTGCTGGTGGAACTGGTGGAACTCCTGTAACTGTAGGAGGAATTGGTGGAACTCCTGTAACTGCTGGTGGAACTCCTGTAACTGTAGGAGGAATTGGTGGAACTCCTGTAACTGCTGGTGGAACTCCTGTAACTGCTGGTGGAATTCCTGTAACTGCTGGTGGAACTGGTGGAATTCCTGTAACTGCTGGTGGAACTGGTGGAACTCCTGTAACTGCTGGTGGAACTGGTGGAACTCCTGTAACTGCTGGTGGAACTGGTGGAACTCCTGTAACTGCTGGTGGAACTGGTGGAACTCCTGTAACTGTAGGAGGAATTGGTGGAACTCCCGCGACTGCCGACACTACTGATTCTTTAATAGTAGATTTTAATTTAGATTCTATTACTTTGGCACAAATTGTAGATAATGATGTTCCAGGTCTCATTAAAACATTACGAGGAAAAAAAATCATTACAGAGAAACAAGATTTTACAAGAAAAGACGTTATTCGAATCGTAGATTGTATAAACTGACATGCCAAAAAATATAAAACCAGAACAAATTATAGCAGATCATCCAGAATACGGGACAATTTTTATGGGTCCTTCTGGAGAGGATGATAAAATTGGCGAAAAACTAGGTACAAATCTGGTTTTGTCTTTAAAAGGAGGGCATAATCAAACTTATCTGCTAAATGGCAACAAAGGTGAAATTATTCCTGGATCATCTCATGAAATTGTCGGAATTAATTTATCCCAAGGTAGAAATGATATTGAAAGTGAAATAGTTGCTAAATCAATCGTAGCAGAAACGGGAGATATTGTGATAATTGCTGAAGATGGTAATATAAAACTGAAAGCAAATAACATATATATTGAAACTGAAGGATCTGATAATGATGGTTCTATATTGATGAAGGCAAATGACCACATCACAATCAAAGCTGATGAGCAACTTAGTTTTGCTGGTGGTAAAATTTGTATGGTTTCTTCGGATAGCATTACAATGAATGCTAAGGGTCTTCTTCATCTTTTAGTTTCAGATATTAACAAAGGTTCTCCTTTAGGTGATATTTCTAAATTATTTCTTCCAGGACCAGTTGCAGATTTAATTTCAAGTATTCTTGAAACTTGTAAATAGGAGAAAAAAATGTTTGATACTTTAGATAGTGGTTCTATTGATGTTACCAGTAATGTTCTTGGTGGTGGATTGAATTTCCCAAAAGGTTTCTGGGAACCAGGATCATTGTCTGCACATAAGGGTCATTTTGGACAAGGTTCAACTGCAACTCCATTTTTTGCATCTTTAGTTTCTGGACCTTCTGCGTCTGCTGCTTATTCATTTTACTCTACAGGTTTAAACCTTTCCAACGGAACTACAATTCAACAAGGAGTTCATGAAACTATTGGGCAAAGTTTAGTTGTTGGTACTGAATTTAAAACATATGTTGTTAGTAATGAACTGGATGCAGTTTCAAATAATTTTGTTGCCGCATCTAAAAATAGTTTTACTTCAGCAAAAGAAAATAGATTTATAGCACCTTTAAATATTATTTCTGGAGTACAGACAAAAATTAATGGTTCTGTAGTGGTTGATGGTGTTGGAGATCTTGCAGTAGTAATTAATAGTAAAAAAGGTTTTGATATTCCACACCCTACAAAAGAAGGATGGCGTGTTTCACATGTTTGTGTCGAAGGTCCAACTGCAGATGTGTATTTAAGAGGAAAATTAAGAAATAGTAATTCAATTAAATTGCCCGAATATTGGAAAGGATTAGTAGATCCTGAAACAATTACAGTAAATCTTACTCCAATTGGTAAATATCAAGAATTATTTGTATATTCAATAAATAATACAGAAGAAATAATAATAAAAAACAATAGAGATTCTATTGTCAATTGTGATTATTATATTATGGGTGAAAGAATAGATACTGAAAAGAATATTCCTGAATATGAAGGTACTTGGAATGATTATCCTGGAGATAATTCTACACGATCTATTGTTGGAAAAGATTACGATTTAAGATAAAATGCCAGTATATGATCCGATAAGAATATATTATACGGATAGACCACCAACAGAAATTTCTAATGTAAGATTTGATAATCTAAAAATATTAGATACTTTAGTAGTTGATAATAAAATTGGTATCGGATCAAATATTCCACAACAAAGATTAGATGTTGCTGGAAGTATTAAAATTGATAGTCAAATATATGATTCTGCAAATTCACCTGGCGCTAATGGTGGGTATTTGAGTAGGGATGAAAATGGAATACGTTGGGTAGAATTAACGCCATCTTTTACCGAAGGAATCTATATACAAGACGACGGTGAATTTATACCAGTTGTTGGTGCTGCACAATCTTTTACTATTATAAATTTTAAAAATGTCAATAGTTTGGGATTTGGTACAGAATCTGTAACTGCAGTACCAAATCCCAGCAATCCAACTGGTATTGCTGATATAGAATCTCGTGATTTTTGGGGATATAATAATTTTGGGCAAATATTTAGATTTTCTCCAGTTGGTATTAATACGTCTTCTCCATCTTATAATTTAGATGTAAGAGGAACATTTTATGCTGAGAATACTAATATTAATGGTACATTAGATGTCTCTGATGCCACTACACTTAATAACACATTAGATGTTCTTAATGTTACTACACTTAGTAGTACACTAGATGTTTCTGGTGCTACTACACTTGGATTTACATTAGATGTTTCTAGTGCTACTACACTTAATAATACATTAGACGTCTCTGGTGCTACTACACTTAATAACACATTAGATGTTTCTAGTGCTACTACACTTGGATTTACATTAGATGTTTCTAGTGCTACTACACTTAATAATACACTAGATGTTTCTAGTGCTACTACACTTAATAATACATTAGACGTCTCTGGTGCTACTACACTTAATAACACATTAGATGTTTCTAGTGCTACTACACTTAATAACACATTAGATGTTTCTGGTGCTACTACACTTAATAACACATTAGATGTTTCTAGTGCTACTACACTTGGATTTACATTAGATGTTTCTGGTGCTACTACACTTGGATTTACATTAGATGTTTCTGGTGCTACTACACTTAATAACACATTAGATGTTTCTGGTGCTACTACACTTAATAACACATTAGATGTTTCTGGTGCTACTACACTTAGTAGTACATTAGACGTCTCTGGTGCTACTACACTTAATAACACATTAGATGTTTCTGGTGCTACTACACTTAGTAGTACATTAGACGTCTCTGGTGCTACTACACTTAATAATACACTAAATGTTTCTGGTGCTACTACACTTAATAATACACTAAATGTTTCTGGTGCTACTACACTTAATAATACACTAAATGTTTCTGGTGCTACTACA